TCACGCGCCCCGTTGGGCGGACGCTCCGCCAGGAAGTGAGGAAGCATGAAAATTTGTGATGCTTGCGGAAAAGCATGTTATAGTTTTGCAACTTACAAAATATGTAGGCATATTGTTTGTAGCCGTCACGAATATCCAGAAAGTTGCCCTGTGTGCGCCGCCCAACACGGCGTGCAGCGGACGACTGATGACGTCCGCGAAAATGTTGGTGTTTCTGAAAATGGTGAACTGCATTCAGTAATGCGTGGAACAACCCGCCGCCGCTAACGCAAGTCCGTTGGGCTCCAATAGCCCCCACTTAGGGGGCTTTGTGTTATAATCAGAACGAATGTGCTCCCGCGTGATGGAACACCGGGAGCGTGATCTCAGCACAACGGAGGTGCTTCGATGGAAGAGATTTTAACACGCTTTTGTCCAAGGTGCGGGGTAGAGCATAAATTATCGGAATTCAAAAGAGAACCCAAGCCAGGTAGATACCCAGGGTCATGCGTTTACAGCGGACGAGATGCGCGTATTTCTAAACCACCTAAAACAAAAACAACAAAACCGCCTCCCGTTTATCTAGACGCCAGTTATCTTCCAAAAAAGAGGGTGGTAGGGTTATTTCCGCGTATTCAGACAATATTTTCCCATTCTTACCGCGCTCGCGCCAACGGCAACAATGGGAAAATCATATATCAGGAATGGGAGGATCTGAAAGAAAAATATAACAATACCTGTCTGTGTTGTGGCAGACGATCTCCTGAAGTCGAAATAACTCTTGACCACGTACTCCCCTTGAGTATGGGGGGTAGGAATACTATTGAGAACGCCCAGCCGCTTTGTCTTTCTTGTAACTGCAAGAAAAGCACGAAATACATTGATTATCGCCCCTAAATCTAATTCGATGCCTATTGAATTAGATTGACACGCGTAGCCGAAAGTGCTACACTTTAGGAGGTAGTGGCCTCTTCCTTTAGACCGCCGCCACCCGAATACAGCAGAGAAACCCTGCCCGACAGGAAACTAAAAGAGAAATCGCCGCCAGCGTCGCCCTTTGCTAGTTTCTGCAACCCCCGCTTCCATTTCCCAAGTCGAAGCGGGAGTGTTGTTTTTATGGGGGAGTGCTATCTTACAAACACCTGCACCCAGCCCAGCACGTTCGTCGGATCTGTCACCCAGGTCGGCGTTACCCACTTGATCTCGAAATAATCCCCGGCCACTACCGCAATAGAGAGCGCCGTGTTTTGCACGTGGAACGGCGACGCGTTCAAAGCCACGGCGCTTGAGATGGTTGTATCGGTCGTATTATTCAGGCGGAATGAGATTGTGCTTGTCTCACTCGTCCCGGTCGTGGCAACCAAAAAAACATCAGCGGCGACTACCGTCCCGGCGCGCATGACGTAAAGCCGCTGTATGGCTGCGGTTGTCCCAAGCGCTACATGCGGGAACGCGCCGAAGTAATAAGTCGTTGCATCAGCAGGATTGACGGAGGCGAAGCCCGCCGGGATTGCATAGCATCCCGCAACGGTGCGAGTATAGGTGGCGATGGAGGACACGAGCGCGACTTGGTTGCCCGAAATAGGGAATACTTCCGTTCCAACCAGCGTTGTCTTTTCGCCTGAGGGCGCGCCTGTGGTTGTGTTGGTGCTTATATATCTGTTTGTCATGTAATCTCCTATGACCAGTTGATATGATCGCCGCTGTCATAGACGATAAAATCATCATTATCCCAAAGCAACTCAGCGCCCAGCACCGCCACTTCCGCCGGTCTGCCGTTGGACCAGCCCCCGGCCACGATGCGGGATACCGGCTCAAAGGTGAGCGGCGCGGAGAGATTGGTAATCATCTCGCCTATGGCGTGGAAGCCGATCCCGTCAAAGCCGATCATTTCAGCCACGCCTCTATCTGCACGTCATTGATAATCGTGTTCGCGTTCGCGCCCAAGTGGTTGTCGAATTGAAAACTAACCGCCTGCGTTGTTGTAACGTTGAACAGGAACGGGCCAAGAAAAATTGTATCTGCCAGGATGCCCATCGCGGTCGTGTATCCTTTGCGGGTTCCCTGCCCGTATTGGTTGCACTCGACATGGACATAACCATTGAAAGCCGACGCCGCGTCGAATGTGACGTGCATGGAGATACTCGCCCAGCATGGATAATTAATCGTGATTACGTCGCTTGCCAGCGTTGCTAGGCCGTGTTCGTCTGTCCACTCGGTATCTACATCCAGCAGCGCATTATCCACTGTATCATTGACCACCAATGTCGATCCGTAATAGGCTGCAAAGACCGGCAAGTCCTTTCTGCTAGGACAAATGTAAACTTCGGATAATCCCGTCAATACAATCTTTGCCCCGGCATTTGTTGATGATTCTACCGTTGTGCGTGCCACTGTATTTGTTGCAGTGTTATATGCCCCCAAACTTATCTCGGAGTGTGTCGGGCGGTTGGATGTTGTCGAGTAGGTGATGATCCCAAAGCGCACGACTTCGCCGTTTGTGATCCCAGCCAGTTCCCAGGTATTGCAGCCGGGAACCGCGCCGGTAAGGACACAGTCGCTTGTGCCTGTGGTAGTTGAGTATTCTCTAGCTAAGTTTCTATATGGCATAAGTTCTCCATGAGTTTTCTAAACGGGTGGGTTATCTGGTATCCAGCCGCACGATTGCAAGCGAGCTTGTCAGGTCAACCGAGCCGTCGGCATTTCTAAAATTAACTGTCAGTGATGTCGTATGACTTGCTGTTTTATGGATAATGATCGTCCTGAATTCAGGCAAGAAATCTGTGCCTGATCTGACAAAATGAAAGCGCGGATTACTGACACCGCCACTATCCAATTGTGTGGCAAAGTGCATGTATAGATCATTTGTGGCGGTTGGTGGCGTGTTCCATGCTGTTGTAGCTTCTGTTCTATAAGTAATTGCATAAGTTCCTGGTACGGCCAGTGTGACCGTGCTGCCGGAAGTCCAACTCATCGAAGTCCCGGATTGGAATTGAATTGCGCTCCAGCTAATCGCCTGGTTGAATGAATTCAGGGTCTGGGATGCAGCCGATAAAACCAGTGTATCTTTTGCTACTGCGGTTCCCATTGCCCCGGCCAGTTCCCCGGTATTGGTAAATCCATATTGCAACACGCCGTTTTCGTCCATCACGACGAACGGGTAGGTATTGCCGTCTGAGAGCGTGAAGCCGAGCGACGAGAAACTCACGCCGGGAGGCGGTATCAGCGTCCCGTATTCGGTCTGTGTCCAGCCCTCTACTCCCATATAGATGACGTTGCCCACCCAGCCGACCTGCTGGGACAAATCCGAGAGTTGGTTCACCTGGACAATCGCCGCTTCCAATTCCGCGACCCTCTGTTCCAAGTCCTTGATACGGTTAAGGGCGTTGCCCGTGTAACCGACTAAATCAGATGGCGAGATGGCGCAGACGCCCGTATCTGTGGAAGAACCGCCGCCGCCGCTCTCATTCACGATTGCCATTAGATGATCTCCAAATTAAGCGGTGCTTTGCCTATTGTCAGGTCGTTGTAATCCAGTGATAATATCCGCGCGGCTGCGCTAAACCCGAAGCCCCCGCCGGGCTTGAAACCAACTGTATTATCTCGCACGGTGATGGTATTGCCCGCCGCCAAACTGTCAAAAGTCTTGCCAATATCCAGCGCGACGCGATGAAGTTTCATGCGCGGCGGCGAGTTATCCGCCGCTGTCTGCGCGGCGTTGGTAAGGGATGTTTGATCCGTGATGCCGGAGAAAACGATATTGGTCGCCAGCACCCCATATTTATCCACTGATGCCTGATTGACCCCCTTTGCGAAATAACGGCTCTCTTTCGTGGATGCCTGGGAATATCCGTAGATGACGTTATATGGTGTTCCCTGTTCCGTCAGGAGAGGCCCGCTGCCCTCGACATTGTCTCTTGTCAGTTCCAGGCGCGTGACCGCGCCCTTGCGCCTGTACAGGTTGGCGTATAGTTGCAGATTGCCGCGCCCATCTATCTGCCCGGTCACGTCCCAATCCATGCCGGAATTGGCACATAATTTTTTGATGTGGTCATAGGCGGACGTGGCGAGGCTATCCCCGAACGTTTCGGGGATGTCCTCAATAACTCCCGGCTGAATGACAATATCGTCTGTAATCGTGTGTGCCATGTCCAGCATCTGCTTGAACATGCTCCCTGGTGTGCCGCTTATCTTGGTCAGCGGCATGGGGCGAAAGGTTAATATCGCTTCCGCGCTGTATGCGGTTGCGTTCAGAATCTTGTCAGGCCAATTCCTATCAGGCAGGATGATACCCGTCCAGTCCGGTAATTTCCCGTTTGCTGTTCCCGCCGCGTCCTTGGACGGGATATGTTCCACGAATACAAGGTTACCGTATTGCATGACCGTTTCTTCTTTTGGCGTGAACTTGTCCTTGAGATATGGCAAGCCTACGGAAAACTCCGCCTTGCCGAAGCTGTTCAGGAGCCATGAGCGTGGCGTCGTTGGTGCTTCTAGAAAACACAAAGGTTTGGAAAAATGGTCGAATATTCTCAAATTGCTAGGCATGTGTTAAAATTTATCCATGAAAAAGACATTGCACGGTAAAAGATACTTGCGCTCCAGGGCCAGCGTTCAATTTGGTAGGCGCAAAAAAGCAGAACAAAAATTCGAGCGGCTCATATTCTTTCTTAACCAAATCCCAAAAATGGTAGAGGTTATTAGCGAAGGGCTTGTAGAACTTTCCAACGCTATACAAGAAGTCATGGAAAAAGTGCGAGTAATTTACATTGATAAACTTCATAACATCTATGATCCTACAGGGTTCTATCGCGATGAATCACATGCACGGTAACGGCGTTGCTGCCCACATCGTCGTATTGCAGGGTACTCGCGCCGGGAGATAAATCCAGCCATTCGGCGCGGTCGGTGGATAGCGTCACATTGACCCGCGAGCCGTCTGAGAGATACGCATCCTTAACTTCGCAGTCAATTGTCACCGTCTCATTCAGGAAGCAAGGCACGGCGCACTTAATATATTCCGTGCTTGTATTGTTGGTGATCGTAGCATCGAAGTAATACGCCGCCGCCTCAGCCCCTACCGCAATGGTTGGCAGGTTGGAACTCGAAAAGGTGACGGTTACCGTGTCGAATTGAGCCAGTGCCATCTCGCTGATGGCAGATGACAGCAGGCCATCGATTACAAAGCGGATCGCGGAGGGGTAGGGAGATGCAAGGTTGGCAGTCGTGGGGCCAAAACTCTGCCAGGAATAAGTAACGGTCGGTTCGGCCTGGTTGTCAGCCGTGAACCATACGGCATTTGTTTGCAGATATTGCAGCCCGGCAATCGCGGGCCAGCTTCCAGACGCGTACTTATCACCCGAAAATAATACTGTCGTGATCGTGGCTGGGTGGGAGAATATCCAATCCAGCGTACCTGTCTCATTTTGAACCTGGAAGTCAGCCGAGCCAATCAGCGCAAGCCCCAGGGACGTAGACGGGTCAGCAA